CAGAAAGTTGTAGCCGATGGCACCGCCATAACGCGAACTTGCAAGGAGTCATAGACAGTATCTCCGATAGTGACTGCGACTAGATCGCCGACTGTTAAGCCGTGTGCCGCGGTTGTTAATGTGGCGATAAAGTTCTGAACAACCTTGTTAGTGACTACTAGCCCTGTTGCCATGGCGGAAGAAAAGGTGGCTATGCCAACGGGCGAGACTGCGACAGATGTGATGTTGGCATTGACTCTGGCGTAAGTAAAAGTCGTGGTGGATGGAATTGAGTGGATTGTATAAGTGCCATCTAGTACCGAGTCCACTCCTTGAACCGTGACGAGAGTGCCGACAACGGTGATGCCGTGAGCGGCAGATGTAGTTAGCGTGGCAAGGTTAGTTGTGAGCGCCTTGTTGCTAATGCTGAATCGAGTTGGGGTTGTGCCAAATAATGCCGACCCTCTAAATGCGGTGACTGCGACTGCTGGCATTAGATTGCCTCCATTAGGTTGATGATGTAAACATCTTGGACTGTTCGATCAATTGCAGTCGCAGTTGTGCGGATTGCATTAGCGCCGTTTTTAACTAGGTCTGTATCGTCTGGAGTTGTCCAGCCGTAATTGATGGTCGTTGCCATGATTTTTTCCCCTTACTCGTATTGGAGCCATTGAATAGCAGCGCCGACATCAAGCCAGCGTTGCGCGGGTGCGGCATCTTCCCACTGCGTAGTTCTGAAGCTATAAGTTTTCTCAGTAGTTCTAAGCGTGATCTTGGCTGCTAATTGACTAAACGAAAGATTCCAGCCTTCAACGAATCCAAAGTAAGTAGTAGCCGACACTGTTAAAGGCAACCCTGCGATCTGAATTGGTAGCCCAAAATACATATTTAACATTTTGTCCCGTACCACGCTGCCCATAGTTGGGTTATCGACTCGAACCTCAATCGATGACAGGGATGTTTTTGGGTAAGCCCTCATGCCAATGTAAACGTTTGCTAATGCGGTGGCGTTAGGCTCATTACTAATGTCGGTTTCAATAGTCGCTGCAATAGTTCCATAAGTGGCCACTGAGCCGGAACTGGTAACCGTAACGGATGAGCCATTGTTGTACCCAACCTTGACACTATTGATGACATCGCCCTGAGATCGTTGGCTAGAGATTCCATTGGCAGGAATGAATGTTGGCGAGATTGCAAAGTAACCATTTGCCAGCACATCTTGATTGCGCCGATCTTCATTGGCGTAACCAACCGCGCCAGTCTTTGTTTCATAAATCGCAGCGGTCGCAGTTCCGGCATAGGCGTTACAAAGTGTTAGTGCATCGGCGGTACCAGCATTCCTAGCAAGAAGCGTGTAAGTGCCAGGGTCAATTACATCTTTGACGACAGTTGTTTCATTAAGGATTCGGGTGATGCGCGCCGATTCGGTTTCGGCTGGATAGGCAACTGCACCTGATTGAATTTTGGCGAGAATAGACAGGTTGGAGACCGCCGAAATTGTCACATAAGCGATGGTAGAAGTCGCAGTTGATACGCGACCCTCATTGGCAACAGATGCAACCGTACCTGTGAAAACAACAATGTTGGCTGAGTTGGCAGAATTTCTTACTGTAATTTGAACCGAGTTGTTTATGTCAATCGGAAAATTAGTGTTGTTGGTATTGATTAGCTGAATGCGCGAATAGCCCACACGTTGCGAATCCCACACGGTTGTCCGGCCATAATCAATCGAGACGGAACCGACTGCACTCCCAAGATAGGATGCACCATTGATCGTGATTGTTGGGTTAATTATCCAACTCATACGATGTAGGCCGTATTCTTGGAACCTGTACCAATGCCAAGTGTGTTACCACGCTGATTGGCTGAACTTTCAAGGACTCGATAAATCTCTTGTGCGATTGCGTTCGGGTCGCCAACGCCAGCACTTACTGTGATGTTGATGTCGCTCGCCGGCTGGTTCTTGCGGTCATAGTCACGATCACTGCCGCCGTAAGGGTTGCTCGGTAGTGGCATCACATAGGCGTTAGAATTGTCATAGTTGCGGTCTTGCCCGCCAAATGGGTTGTATGGTGCGCGTGGGTTGGACGGCATCACTGGCACCGATGGAATGGATGGTGTGACCGGATTATTCGGCACCGCTGGTACAACTAAACCGTTACCGCTTGAACTTGCGATTGTGCGAAGAATTGCCAACGCTGAGTTCAGGTTGTCTAGGTTGATTAACTCTTTTGGTGCAAGGCTTTCAAGGACTGCCTTGATGTCGCGCAGTTTATGTTCCTGACCGCCGAGTGTGCCAAGTATCTGAACATCGCGGTTAAGTTTCGCCGTGGCCAATTCGATCTGCTTAACATTGCCGCTAGAAATCGCATCCTCTAGCGCGAGCATGGATTTCTTAACATTTAACCGAGCGGTGTCATTTGCTATTCCAAGTATCTGAGCCGCGTTAGTTGCCTTGCCTAATTGCTCGGCTTGATTAGCAAGAGCTGCTGCGTTTTGGATTTTGTCGAGGTCAAAGACACCATCGCCTTTGTCTAGCGCCTTTTGTGCAGCGGCCTCTATTGCTTTGATCTTATTAGCGGCAGCCAGTTTTGAGGCAGCACTTTTAGTCGAACTCTTATCTGACTTGGCGGCTTTGGCTGCGGATTTAGATGCGGCGGATGCGCGATCTTTTTCTAACTTTGCCAATGCTTTGGCTGCATCAATACGAGCGAAATCTGCCAATGATCTGACTTTGCTTTGATTCTTGAATGATTGCATGGTGGCAGTCGATGGCGATAGGTCTGCGCCGTTAATAGCAGCCATACTTCTGCCAGCCTTGCCCACCCTGTCAATAAGTTTGAAAACCTGATCAACAGGCCCAAAAGCAAAACCATCCTTTAGAAAACTAGGAACAGGCAAGGAGTTTAATTTTGCGCCGAGTAAGCCAATGCCACGGATGACATTTGCGGTATAGGTGGCGGTGTTTTCCATAGACATGGCGAGTTCATCGACTGATTTGTTTCGGCCAAGTTCCTTTAGTGCATCTATTAACCCGCCGCCAATAATCTCTTGGGCGTTATTTGATGCAACGGTGATTTTTGCTATTGAACCTGCAACACCATCTGCCGCGGTCTTTGCTTGTCCGGCGAATAATTCAGTCAGGCGCTCTTGGATTTCCAAGAATGATGACGATGTTAATTCAGCCCGAGTTAATCCCACACCCAAGCGACCTAGCGCCTGAGTGTTGCCCAAATAAGCCTTCTGCATGGATTGAGATACTTGGGTTAATGATTTGCCTGTACCTGCCGAGATGTTTAACGCAAGGTTAAGTAATTCTTGAGACTTAGTGATTGAGCCAGTTGCTCTAAGCATTCTGTCCATCGCGGGGCGCAACTCATCATCTAGTACACCTGTTTGGCGCTCAAGGCCTGAGATGTAATCATTGACTTGCTTGGATGCACCGCCGAAACCTAGCCCTAGATTTTCTAGGGTCTTGCCAAGTGATGCCGCGGCCTTTTCATCTTCGGCATAAGCCTTGATCGATGCTTTGGAGTAAGCCAAAATCGCAGTAACGCTAAAGGCTGCACCTAAATTGCGGGCGACATTCCTGCCCTTTGAGTTCAATTTATCTAATGCAGTTTCGGCTTTCTTGAAACCTTTGGCATCAAACTTGGAGCCAATGTTAATGTTTGCCATTAGGCTGCCCTGCTCATTCTGTGGGTTTTAGTGCGCGCCATAAATTCTTTTTCTGTTGCATTGATCGCAGAAAAGGCTGCGCTATAAGCCTTGCCGTTGTCCTCTGACCATGCCTTGAAGATCAACCGACCGCGACCTTTTAAGCTCGATGTTAATTCCGGCAACTGGCTAATAAATTGCGCACCTGCGCCAGGGTTACTTGATCGACTCACGCCCTTGCCAGTACCCGGTGCTTTTGGCCCACCCCACCGCTGCCCTGTACCTGGTGGCACTCGTCCAGCAGTTTCATAAATTGCACCTGCCACGGAATTGTTAAAGATGCGGGCGTTAGATGTAAAACCTTTGCTATTGGTGCGCCCAGGTTTAGTGCTAAGACCGATGCCTGATTTAATTGTGGATGCAACAAACGGCGGGAATTTGGCCTCCGAAAATGAGCGAGCAGACCAGCCACTCATAGGCGATTGAGTTGGCACAAACCCTTTGGCCTTGCGCACAATCGGCGTGAGGACTCGGCGCAACTCTTTGTCTAATGCTTTAGAGAGGTCGGGTGCAAATAAACGAATAGCGCGGCGCATCTCTTTAACGCCTTCGACTTCTATTTGCATTTTTCACCTCATCCGCTTCATCTTTTAAGCCTTGCAATAATGCATTGAACATTGGTTTATCTAGTGCCAATAATTCTTGCGGGGCGATACCTAACCGAATGCTTAGCCTCGCAATAAGGTAAGTAGTCGGTAGGTCGCCCTTTAAGTTAAAGGTTGATCAGACCAATCGATGTCTACAACTTTTAGCGTGTCCACAAATGCCAAACCGAAAACTGGAACATCTTGACCACTTGCTCGGGTTAGTTCCCAAGCGAGCCAAAACACATCTGACTGCAACTCATCTTCGCGGAATTTTTTGTAAAACCCTTTCTTGAAGTGCTGCTCGAATGCGTACTCTGCCGACAAGGTGATTTCGGCATCGAGTGTTGTGCCATCGGTTCGAGTGATCTTTAACTTTGCCATTTGTTTCCCCCTGTTGTTATTTGGTTACGCGGTTGTAATTACGATTACGGAGTTACAAGTAAAAGTGATCGACTGGGCACTCATGTCAGCGGCGGTTCCGTTGATGTCTTGAGTGTTGTTGATCAAAATCGTGGTGGAGTAAAGCGGGTTAGTGGCACTTACCGCTGCCGAAGTCTGCTTTAGCGTGATCGGTACAGTTGTGCCAAACGCAGCCTGCAAAGTCGCACGAGTTGAGCCAGGGCCGGATGCGATGTCATCATTTAGGAAATCCAAAGTTATAGTGCTGGCCTCTAGCCCACGAGCGAAACGGTGAGAGGCATCGCCCATGGCAGTAACTTCCAACTCATCAAATGAGCGGTTAATTGTTGCGGAGGTGGTGCGGTCAGTTAGCACAACAGAATTTAGAGTGTTGACCACTCCGTTTGATAAGAATACGGCCATGATTTATTCCTCTACTTTCTTAGGTGTTGTTGGTGTTGGTGTTGGTGCTACTTGACCGATCTTGATCAAGAATGCTGCGTTGTCCTCATCGACTGTTGACATTTGTCTGACTCCTTCTATTTCTGATTTGACGGTGGATTTTGTAACTATCCCCAAACGGTGATGCTGTATTTGTATGACAGAAATTCAATTTCGCCGGAGAAGTAAGCCCCTGCTTGTGCTGCGGTAACTCGCAAAGTGCTACATGCCCCGCCGAGTGAGCGATCAGATTCAATTGCCGCTTTGATTGATGATGTGCCGGAGCCAGCCAAGTATTTGTCTAACTCGATCTGACCTGAACGCTCTGACATCCGATGCACTAGAACGATGACATCCAAAGTGGCTTGATCTACGCCACGCGCATTACTTAAATCAAAAGTGAAATCAAGTTGGCCGATGACCGCTGCGGGTGCAACTGCGGGACTTGGGATAAGGTCATAAACTCGCAAACCTTTTATTGTTTCAATGTTTTTCTTTAGTCCACTCCGAATGCCACTTGGCAACATTTAAGTCACCAAGCCACTATTACGGCGAAGTGGGCGAAGTAGTGCTTCAACATCTGCATCTAACTTTGCAGCTAGGCGAACGGTGCCAATGTCGGTTGAGCCAGCGATACCAAATGGCGACTGGTTGCGAAGAAATAGGCGAGAGGCTTGAATCTTGGCCGCGGTTTTTACTTCAAACGGAACTTCAGACCAGCCAAAAATGCCTTTAATACGCGCAGATTGTGGCAAATTTCGTGCAAAGGTAAATGAGCCGACTGCCAAAATGCGAGTGCGTGGCCAACCTCTTGCGGGATTATTTACTGGCTCAAACATTGAGTCGGTTGCAGACCAGACTGTTGTATAACTCTGATTGAAATTTCCATCGACTGCGATCTCTGCGATGCTGACGAAATCATCAACTGGCAAAACATAGGCGCTCTCAGGTGTGTAATAGCGAACTGCCGGAACTAACACGGTGCCGCTTTGGTAAAAGAATCGGCCACAGTAATCATCAATCTGACGACAAGCGGTTGCAATAGCGACTTCGATTGCAGAGTTTTCTACTGAGTCCTCGATGTTTAATGCTGACTTGACATCATTAAGGGTTACATAGCCATTACTTATCGCCACGCTTAGGCCTCATCTCTACTTTGGGAAGCATTGCGCGCTCAAGTTGTGGAATCGCGGTAGTTGTTTCTTTTATTGTTTTCTTTGTTTTAATTCTTAGGAATTTTTTTAAGCAATTCATAATTTCCCCGATTGTGTGAGGTAAGGAGCAAGGGGCGGGGTAGCGGGGGAAACTAACCCGCCCCTTACAGTCTTTTACTATTCAGATTTAAAACGCAGGTGTAACGAGACCTGTCCCGTTAATGATCGCCGCAGCGCCTGGATATCTGCCTGCGCTGAACGCTGCGTACCCGTAAACAACTGTCTTGATCGTGAGGTTTGCAGCATTTGTTTCCGCGAAGTTCAACGCAAACGGTGAACCTGGCTGCTCCCAAAGGTGCATTTCAGGTGCTGCAACGCAATAAATCTTGTCTTGGTTTGTGCCAACACCAGCGTTAGTTACAACGCTTGCATCAGTAACAACTGGTAGACCTAGCAATGTGTAACCGGAGTTACCGTAAGCAGATGCACCAGCACCGACTCCCATTGCGTTAAATGCGCCATTGGCAACTGGAAGAACTAGTGGGCGACCACTTGAATCAACTGCTGCGAGCAAGAATGCCAAACGGCGTGGGTGCATTACCCAATGTGTTGGACTCATGAACGTGGCTGTCTGCACTTGCTGGACTGCATCTGCAAGCTTTGGATAAAGTAATGCGGCAGTTGGTGAAGCAGTTGTGAAAGTAACAACAGTTCCACCTGAACCATCAAGTCCAAGAATTGTTCCCGAAGTTCCGGCACCGTTGAGGCACTGGGAGTTCAGGTTTGTGTGCCATGCACGAATTAGGTCACGGACAATGAATGTATCAATGCCTGTTCCGCGCTCGATTGCTTGGCGTGAGATGTCTTGAGCACCTGCGATTGTGCGAACATTGACTGT